ACGACATCGAAGTTCATCAGATACAGATACCCTTACTTATCTTTATCCTCGAAATCGAATGGGAGAACTACTTGAACGATTAGCAGAACGCCACGCCGACTGGATTCGGATGGCTAAAAGTTTTGGTGCGGACTATGATACCGCCCAAGACCTCGTTCAAGATATGTACATAAGATTGTACACGTATGTAAAGGACTTTGAGAAGATTCGATATGGAGAAGAACCCAACACGTTTTTCGTTTATATTACACTTCGGAATCTTTACTTGCGCCAGCAGCAACAGGCGGCTAAATTCGTATCTATTGAAGAGTTCGACGATATAGACGAAATGCACGACCTCGATTCTGACTTGGCCTTTACGGAATTAGCCGAAGCAGTAAAGGTCGAGATAGCAAAATGGGACTGGTACGATAACAAGCTGTTTGTTCTGTATCACGATTCTAACGTATCAATGCGCAAGTTGTCTAACGACACCAAAATAAGTTTACGTTCAATTTATCATACTTTGAAAAATGGCAGAGAACGAATTAAAAGCAACTGCGAAGCCGAGTACCAAACGTGGTCGAAAGCCAAAAGGTCTCGGTGACCGCATCGAGCAGTTTACGGAGGCAGCTGGCATTAAGGCGGTAGTTGATTGGTTTAGCGATGCTACTGGCGTGGACTGCGGATGCGAAGCCCGCAAGGAGAAGCTCAACAGATTATTCCCAAGCAAGAATCCTAAATGCTTGGAGCAGAAGGAATACGAATGGCTTACCGAGTTCTATGCACGGTACAAGTCCTCAATGAGTTCACAAGACCAGAAGCAAATCGCAAAGATTCACGCCCGCATTTTTAACCACGCCTACCATATTCCCTGCGGTTGCAATCCTAAACTTTGGAAGCAATGGATTGAGGAATTGCGTAGCGTACATTCCGAGTATGACGGAACGGCAGCTGTTTGAGTTCCTAAAAGAACGATTCCTGCCTGACTTGGAAATGAGCGAGGAGCCAATGTCGCACTGGGATTGCTACTCTGCCCAATGGGCTTTTGACATTGAGTTAAAATGCAGGCGCAGTCATTACGACACCTTGCTTATTGAGAAAATGAAGTACGACAACTTGCTTGCTCGTTCGGCAAAATTCGAGACCAACCCTATTTATATTAACTCTACCCCTGTTGGTATTTATGTTTTCCGATTGGCTGACTTGCAAATAAACTGGGAGACAAAACGAATGCCAGCAACAACCGACTTCGCAAAAACGCACAAGGTTGACAAGGTGGTAGGATTCTTAAACGTAAACCAAGCAAAACAAATCTATGCCTTTACCAACCCCTAAATCAAAAGAAGACCAGAAGGAGTTTATCAATCGTTGCGTCACAGACGATACAATGATAAAAGAATACCCACGGCAAGACCAGCGATTAGCGGTATGCTACACGCAATGGAAAAATAAATAGTCCTTCGGGGCTATTTTTTTTGTCTCAATGTTGTATGTATTAAAAATTTTATATCTTTGGTGAACAATTAAACACACACACAATGAAAAACAAACTGATTGACCTATTCCAAGACGTGACCGTTTGGCTCGCTTGGTACCTGATTGTAAGCACTGCGTTGCTTGCTATTTTTATTGTTCCATCCTACATTGCACAGGTGCTATGCAAGTGACCTATACCGACCTTATGTACGAGGCCGAGAACCAAGGTCTTGCACCCGAAGACATCGCAGGCGACTACTTCGAGGTATTTGCCGCTTGGGCGGGATTCAAAACCGTACAAGATATGTTTAGCTGGCGTTTAGATGTTGTCGATGCTTACGGCATTGGTGACGTTGACCAGCACCCATATCAACCAGCAATGGTAGAGGGCTTTAACTGGGAGCCGTTGTACGAGCGAGCAATGGAGCAGGACTTTAACTACTTACACTTTTAATTATGACCGAGCTTGAAATGCGTTTATACGAGGAATGTATAAAGAAAATGCCAAGCATTCTTTCGGAACTTAAAAGCAAAAAATACAATGGACGTGTTGCGGTTCCTATTTATGTAGACGGCTGTATTGATACGCTTGTATTTGACGCAGACAAAATGGAGCCGCTTTACCTTGAATACCGTTACGGCCTTGGTGAGGCGGAAGATGGATTTGGCTCGTCCGCTTACTTCGATGATTTTGAACTTCGTAAAATTGAAATTAAAATGACACTGACCGACCTATTTGTAAAGATTGCATCCGAACACGGAGCAAGAATCGACCAAAAAGATATTGACTTCTTAAAGCGACTTGAAGAATCCGACAAGGAAATAAACTTCCAGCGTGGATTTAACGAGGCGTTGCAACTGGCATTAAACGCTAAACAATGAAGATAATTGAACTATTAGACGGAAGCACTTGGGATAAGGCAACCGTCAAGGAGAAGATGATGGACGACTCCTTCTACTATGGATACCTTTCCAGGGCCGCTCTTTCGTCCTCGGCTTGTAAACTCTTGCTCCAATCGCCAAAGACGTACCACTACGTTACCAAGTACGGCCAAGACGAATCGGATGCCTTCTCGGTGGGCCGATTGGTTCACTTGATGGCCTTGGAACCGCACCGAGTCGAGGAGTACGATATTATTGACGTACAGAGCAAGAATACGAATATATGGAAGGAGGCCAAAGCAAGAGGCGGCCAAATAATTACAAAGAAGGAATACAACGAAGCAAGACGCATCGCAGATGCCCTGCTACGCAACGAATCCGTCCTCGGCTATATTCAAGGTTGCCAATTTGAGGTTCCTGCTATTGGAACGATAGAGGGCGTACCTTTTCGAGCAAAAGCCGACATATTAGGAGACAACTTTATTGCAGACCTAAAAACCACTACCGACTTACGTGCGTTTCCTTATTCAGCAAAGAAGTACGGTTACGACTTGCAGGCGTATATCTACACTCGGCTATTTGGAGTTCCGATTGACAAGTTTATATTTATTGCCATCGACAAGGCGAGTTTAGACGTGGGCATTTACACAGTTAGCCCTGCGTTTATTGAAGAAGGCGAGAAGAAGTTGCAAGAGGCGATTTCCATATACAAGGAGTTCTTTATGGGAGTGGACGAGCCAGAGTTAGACAACTACACAATCGTTGGGCAATTATGACCGATATAACTAAATGCACAGGTAGGGGATGCGACCTTCGGGAGACCTGCTACCGCTTCACGGCTACCGCTGGTATGCTACAATCCTACTTTATGACCTCACCAATTAAAAAGGGTGAATGCGAAATGTATTGGGACACCAACGAGAAATGAAAACACCAATCCAAGAGCTAATCGCTTGCTACAAGACGTTAGACGAAATCACGGCTATAATTGAATCGGAGAATAGCGGGTTATCGCCAGAGCAGCGATTGAGCGAGATTGAAACCACAATTAAAAACCTATTTCAAAACGTTTAACACTAACGAGAAATGAGCGATAACAAAAGCAACGGGATAGGATTCGGAGGAGTTCTTACCGTATTATTTGTGGGATTGAAATTGACTGGGTACATTGATTGGTCTTGGTGGTGGGTGACTTCACCGATAACCATTCCTATTGCGCTTGGTCTTGCGATTGTTTTTATTGGGTTAATAATCAAAATGGTTCAAGAATGAAAGCAACAATCGAATATAACTTGCCAGAAGACCAGATAGAGTTCGACTTGGCAACATCCGCTTCTAAAATGCACTCGGCACTTTGGGATTTAGACCAATGGCTGCGTAGTAAAACCAAGTATGCACCAGATGGAACCTCGGAAGGCGAATTGAAGGCATACTATGCCTGCCGTGATCAACTGCGGGAGTTAATGAATGACAACAATATAAACTTATGAGCTGCGCTAATTACACTTATGTAGAAGACGAGGAGGAGAAACGCCTCCGCATTATTATCAGAAACGGAAATTCAGGCGAACACTATGAAGAAGCACACGAAGATTTACTTCAAAGCAATGGGGATAAACCCAGTTGAGTTCGTAAGCTGCGAAGTGTGCGGCCGAAGGGCCGTGGACATTCACCATATCGAGCCAAGGGGTATGGGTGGTAGCAAGACACGAGACGTAATCGAGAACCTAATGGCTCTATGCCGTGAATGCCACCACGAAGCCGACTTTGGTGTTGAGTTATCCAAGGACTTCTTGAAGGCCGTACATTTGAAAAAAATACCTCAATGATTCATATCGTTACCCCTTGCTCACGACCAGAGAACCTCGAACACTTGCGGGAGTCTATTCCTGCTGGTTGCACTTGGACGGTCTTTATGGACTACTCCACCAAAAAGAAAGAAGTACCGAAAGGGGTTAAAGTGGTGCGGTCTAACCTCGGCGGGGCCTTTGGCAACCCGCTTCGCAATATGGCACTTGACTACCTGCAAGCGTCCGCAAGCGATAACGACTACATTTACATATTGGACGACGATAACATAATTCACCCGAACTGGTTTGAGGCCGTCAAGGATAGCACCGAGGACTTTGTAAACTGGGCGCAATGCTTCCGCAATGGAGACCCACGCCTTCACGCTACCGAATCGCCCAGAGTGGGAACAATCGACACCGCCTCCTATATGGCTCGCCTTGGGTTTATCGGCAAAGCAAGATTCGAGTACAGATACGAAGCCGATGGGTTGTTTGCCCAAGAGCTAATGACAAGAAACCCAAAGATTAAGACGCACCAAGAGTATCTTTGTTACTACAACTATTTAAGATGAGGCCAAGCGTACTTTGTATCGGTGACGAAAATTCTGGAGTGGTGTACCACCGCATATACAAGCCCCTAACTCTACTCAAAGAGAAGGGGCTTATTGATTTTCAAATAATCAATTACAAGCAGGAGGTACAGCCCGATAACTGGGAAGGAATTACTCACGTTATATTTTCCAGAGCCGTACCGTTTTCTGGCGAATCGTTCGCCAACTTCTTCGCTATTTGTAAGCAGTCAGGAAAGAAGGTAATTATTGATAACGACGACTGGTGGCACTTGGCGTTAGACCACCCCTCCAAAGTTACCTACGACAAAGCAGGACTTGAACACCGAATACGCAACTCTATGTATTTTGCGGACGAGGTGTGGACAACGCAGAAGTATTTAGCCGATAAAATCAAGAAGCTCAATAAAAACGTAGTTATCATTCCCAACGGCCTAGACCCCGCCGACCCGCAATGGCAAATAACACGGGAGCCGTCCGACGAAATGCGTTTTGGTTACGTTGCGGGCATAAGCCACCTGCCTGACCTTACGCAAAACAATATAGACCTCTCAACAGTTGAATCCTACGTTGCCGATATTGGTGGCTACGTTGAAGCCAGTCGAGCAAGATACAAGCTCCAAACAATGCCGCCGAATGAATACGGAGCAATGTACCAAGCGTTTGACGTTGCGCTGGCTCCACTTATCCCAAGTGAGTTTAATCGCTGCAAATCGAATCTAAAAATGGTTGAGGCTGGATTTGCTGGTTGTGCGTTAATTATTAGTGACGTAGCACCCTATGCCCAACACCTAACCGACAAGAATTGTATTAAGGTTGCCCATAAAGGCGACTGGAACAAAGCGATTAAAGAATTAACAATAGACAAAGCGTTTGATATTGCAATGCAGCTGCACGAGGATATGACAACCAACTTCAATATACACGACTTTAACGACATTCGTTTAGAACGCCTGCTGAAATGAAACACTACCAAGATATAGACGGCTGGTTTAACCACGAGGCAGCATACGACTACCTAATATCCCAAATGCCAGAAGGGGGTACATTCGTAGAGCTTGGTGCTTGGCTCGGCAAGTCCTCGGCCTACCTATGCGACAAAGCAACAGACAAGCAAATAACAATCATTGACACTTGGAAGGGTTCACCAAACGAACTCACCACAACACATAAGCTGGCAACAGAGGTAGACATCTATCAAATGTTCAAGGCCAATATGGGAGAACGCAAATACAAATCCATTAAGGCCACTTCTAAAACTGCTTCCAAGAAGTTTGCAGACGAATCTTTGGACGTTGTGTTTATCGACCTAACGCATACCTACGAAGCCGTAAAGGAGGATATTGCTCTATGGCTACCCAGGGTAAAAAAAGGCGGATATTTAGCAGGAGACGACTACCACCAAAACTGGCAGGGAGTAATTAAAGCAGTGGACGAGTTGCTACCAAGCCGTACCTTGATTGACGACTGCTGGTTGTATTGTAAATAAAATAAAAAGGAATGCAAATAGTACCAATTACCCAAGTGGTTCCCAATACGAGCAACCCACGAATTATTAAAGACGATAAATTCAAAAAGCTCGTAAAGTCAATCAAGGAGTTCCCTGAGATGCTAAACCTGCGTCCTATTGTTGTGGATGCGGATATGGTGGTGCTGGGTGGGAATATGCGATTAAAGGCGTGCCAAGCCGCAGGGCTTACCGAGGTTCCGATTATTGTTGCCGACCAACTAACGCCAGAGCAACAGGCGGAGTTCATAATCAAGGACAACGTTGGCTTCGGTGAATGGGACTGGGATATTCTGGCAAACGAATGGGATGCCGAGTTATTGCAGGACTGGGGTCTCGAATTGCCATTTGACAATACACCCGTACTCGAAGCAGAGGAAGATGATTACGAAGCACCATCCGAAATAAAAACAGACATCGTACTTGGTGACTTAATAGAGATAGGCCAACACCGACTGCTATGCGGGGATTCTACCGATAGCGATGCAGTCGCAAGGCTTATGGACGGGGAGAGGGCGGATATGGTATTTACCGACCCGCCTTATGGAGTTGACGTTGTTGGCAGTGGTGGGACAATAGGCGGTAACACTAAAAATGCAAAAGCAGGAAACTACTCAAAAGTTATTGGTGACGATAAGCCTTATGACCCAAGTCATATATTTTTGTTTGACTGCTTTATATTTATATGGGGAGCTAATTACTTTTTGGATAAACTTCCATCAAGAGGACAGTGGGTTGTTTGGGACAAGAACAGACCTGAAGGAACTACGTTTAGCGATTGTGAGTTGGCTTGGACTAATGGAGATGGGATAGCGATTAAAAAATACAAATGCACTTGGGATGGCTTTCATCGAGAGGGAGAAAGTGAAAAGAGAGTTCACCCCACACAGAAGCCAATAAAATTATGCAGCGATATATTAAACAACTTATCTAAGTTGAATCAAATTATTGTTGACCTATTTCTCGGCAGCGGCTCTACGATGGTAGCAGCACACCAACTGAACCGCAAGTGCTATGGTATGGAACTTGACCCGAAGTATTGCCAGGTTATTATTGACCGAATGCACAAGCTCGACCCCTCACTTGAAATTAAAATAAACGGAAAGCCTTATGACAAGTAGTGACATCCATAAAAAGGCAATGCTCGATGCGTTGGAGAAATCTTTAGGGGTTGTGACCTCCGCTTGCAAGAGCGTTGACATCGCAAGGGAAACCCACTACCGTTGGATGCGTGAAGACCCAGAATACAAAGCAGCAGTCGATTCAATCGCAGACGTGGCTATTGACTTTGCAGAAAGCCAGTTGCATAAACAAATCAAAGAGGGTAACTCCACCGCAACCATTTTCTTTCTTAAGACCAAGGGCAAGAAGCGTGGTTACATTGAGCGTCAGGAAATTGATGCCGTAGGCGGTAAGTTATTCCAAATAGAGGTGCTTGGAGAAGATACGAACGAATAAGGTATTTAACCACCTGCAACGCAGCGACAAGAAGATTGTTGTTGAGCAAGGCGGTACACGGAGTGGGAAAACTTACAATATCCTACTCTGGATTATTTTTGAATATACCTATCGAAATACAGGCAAGACCATCACCATTTGCCGTAAGTCGTTTCCTTCGCTTCGGGCTTCGGTTATGCGTGACTTTCTCGACATCCTACGTGCCTACGAATTGTACAACGAGGAATACCATAACAAGTCCAGCAACGAATACCACCTAAACGGAAACCTTGTTGAGTTTATTTCACTTGACCAGCCCCAGAAGATACGTGGCCGCAAACGGAACCTTCTTTACATCAATGAGGGTAACGAGTTGTTTTACGAGGACTGGCAGCAGTTGGTATTCCGTACCGATGGGCGTATTATTATTGACTACAACCCCTCCGACTCGTTTCACTGGATTTACGACCGAGTTATACCCCGTGAGGACTGCGACTTTTACCAAACAACGTACAGGGACAACCCGTTTCTCGACAAGTCGATTGTTGACGAAATCGAACGCCTACGAGACACAGACGAGGACTACTGGCGCATCTATGGCTTGGGTGAGCGTGGAATGTCAAGAGCGACCATCTTTCAGTTCGGGCAGGCCGAAATACCAACAGAAGCAAAACTTATCAGTTATGGACTTGACTTCGGTTACACCAACGACCCAACCGCACTCGTGGCCGTTTACCAGTTGGAAAACAACTTATACCTTGACGAACTCATTTACCGAACTGGACTCACAAACCGAGACATTCACGCCCATTTTCAGTCATTCAGTTTAGACCGAAGGGACGAGGTCTTTGCCGATAGCGCAGAGCCAAAGTCTATTGACGAGCTGCACCGCTTCGGGTGGAACGTAAAACCAACTGTAAAGGGAGCCGACTCGGTAAACGCAGGAATTGATATTCTAAAACGGCATAAGCTATTCGTAACGCCACGGAGCAGCAACCTAATCAAAGAACTCCAGAATTACAAGTGGGTTGAAGACAAGAACGGAAACCTGCTTAATAAGCCGATAGACGCATTCAACCACGGAATCGACGCTGCACGTTATGCGGTAGCAAATAAGCTCTCTAAACCAAACTACGGTCGCTATAACGTCCGTTGAGTTATTTACCTATGGAACTGAAATTAGTAGTACCTACGTCACTTGACGAAATTACGTTGGAGCAATACCAACGCTTTGCCCGTATTGAAGGGGACGAAGAGTTCCGCCAAAAGAAGATGCTTGAAATCTTTTGCCAAGTTCCTTTTTCCGACTTGCCAAAGGTTCGCCTTGTGGACGCTAACAACGTCCTAACCGTATTGAGCAAGACCCTAAACCAAAAGCCAGACCTTACCAAGTTCTTCGAGTTGAAAGGAACGAAGTACGGATTCATTCCTGCCCTTAACGATATTTCGCTTGGTGAGTTTGTTGACCTTGACAACTATATGAAGGACTGGGCTACGATGCACCGAGCTATGGCGGTATTGTACCGACCCGTCACCAAGGAGAAAGGCGAACGCTACGACATCGAGGACTACACGCCAGACGAAGGCAGGGAGGAACTGTTTAAGCAGATGCCCGTATCGGTTGCCTTGGGTGCGATGGTTTTTTTTTATCGTTTAGGGAACGTATTAGCGCAACATACACTAAACTCTTTGGCGAAGGAAGCGAAGACATCTACACAAGAGAAGCACAGTTTGGACAGCGATGGGGATGGTATTCCAGCATCTATGCTTTGGCTAACGGAGACGTCACAAAGTTTGAAGCAGTCACTCGACTACCTATTCATCAATGCTTGACCTACCTAACCTTTGAGAAGGAGAAGAACGAAATCGAAATGCAAAAATTAAAGTTATGAGAAGTTTCTACCAAGCCACCGAGAAAATAAACGACTACCTGACCAGTCACCCGCTGGTAAAGGTGGTTACGTTTGGCGATATATTCGACGTTGACCTAAACAAGCAGACCATCTTTCCGCTGGCACATATTATGGTGAACCAAGCCACGTTCTCCGACCACGTAATTCGTTTTAATGTATCGGTTCTTGCTATGGACATCGTGGACGAAACGAAGCAAGATTTGAGAAACCAAAACGAGCCATTCTTCGGGGTAGATAACCAGCAGGATATTTTGAACACGACCCTTGCAATCTTGAACGGACTTCAGTCGCAGTTACGCAGGGGCACGCTGTACACGGACAAATACGAAATCGAAGGAGACGTAAGTTGCGAGCCATTCACGGAAAGGTTTGAGAACTTGCTAACGGGTTGGAACCTGACCTTCGACTTGATTGTACCAAACACCGAAATTAGTATTTGCTAATGGCAAGGCAGGAGTTGGTCGAGGCGGTTCTTAATAAATTCGCAAAGCGTGTAATTCAACAGGCGAGGCAAAATCTTACCAAGAAGAAAAAGAACGCATCCAAGGAACTTTACAACTCGTTGGACTACGACCTATCCGTAGGCCCTAATTCGTTCTCCCTGACCTTTGAAATGGAGGACTACGGGGAGTTTCAAGACAAGGGCGTAAGCGGTGTCAAGCGTAAGTACAACACGCCGTACAAATACACCAACAAGATGCCACCACCCAAGGCATTCGCTCAATGGGTAGTCCGAAAGGGGCTTCAAGGCATCCGAGACAAGCAGGGGCGTTTTATCCCACGGAAGTCGCTGCAATACTTGATAGCAAGAAGCGTGTACAACAACGGTATAAAGCCGAGTTACTTTTTTAGCAACCCCTTCAAGGTGAACTTTAATAAACTACCAAAGGAATTAATCGAAGCGTTTGGCCTTGGCCCAGACGACTTCCAAGCATTTACACGTAAATAATGGGACTTCCAATAGCCACCTTCCCCGCCTCGTTACAATTAACAAGGTCGCCTATCTTCATAACGCTAACCAAGGGGAGTGCCGTTAACGACGGCCTCGTTGACGCTACGCTTGTTCTGCGTGTGTTTACTGGCAGCAGCGCATCAAGCCCAACAGCTGACTACACCCTATTCAAGACGAGCATCGACGATGCGCCTATTACGTTTGAAATTAGCGACCTTATCCGTGAGGAAATTGCTTCGGTATTGAAGAACGGAGCAATTAGCGACTGGGAAACAGCAACAACCGAAGTAGTTTGGTGCAAGTTTACTCTTTCGTCTAACTACGTGAATGCAGGCACGCCTGCGTCTGGTGTAATCCAAAGCAACCAGTCCTTCTTATGCTCCGATGGGTGGCTACCATTTACGCAGCAGTCGGGTGGTATTGTTGCTGGCGCTGGTCTATTGACCAACCGCACGATGCAAGTTTACAGCGGCTATGAGCAGTCGCTTCCCGCTTTGTACGACACCAACACCGACCTTAATGGAGTTCTGTACAATGTAAACGGAACGGACTATTTTTACGTGCTATCTGACGAGCTGGGCTTTGCAAACACAAGCACGGAATCCACGCAAAAGGTAATCTACATTCCCGCAGGCCCCGCAAGCATAGATTCGTTTTTGGGGGTTGTACCAACCGAGGACTACACTATTTCGCTTATTAGCGATAGCGCAGCAGTCAACTACAAAGCACGGGTCGAAGCCGATGGGGGAACGTGCGAAGGATTCGCCTGCCTACGTGCGGCACTTGCCGAATTGGGTTACGAGGAAAATGCTACCGACTACAATTACGAGTTGGTTTGCGAGCCGAAGTACACGCCAGTACGTCTTACGTTTATTAACCGCTTTGGCGTTAGCGACTTTGTTACTTTCTTTAAGGTCTCAACAAGAAGCGGAGCCGTAACACGTGAAAGCTATATGCCGCAGTTGAACCAGCCATTCAACGTTTCGCAACAAGTTCAGTATCGTAACTTTGACGTAAACAGCCGTGAAACGATTGTGCTAAATACGGGCTGGGTGGACGAGAACTACGACGACGTTATCCGTGAAATCCTTATGAGTGAAAAATGCTCCATCAATTACGAAGGAGTAGAGTTTACCGTTAACCCGCAAGATACTGGAATACAATACCTTAAAGAGGTTAACGACCGAAACATTAATTACACCTTGACGTTTGATATTGCTTGGGATATTAGAAACAATGCACGATGAGGAACAAGGTTACAATTTTTGTAGGCGAGCAAGAGCTTGACGTATTCCAAGACGAGGATATTACGATTAACCTATCGGTTCAAAACATACAAGACATAAGCAAGGTCTTTACTGACTTTACGCAGGGGTTTAGCGTTCCCGCTTCGCCACGTAACAACGCCATCTTTGAGCATTACTACCGCACGGATATTGTGGGTGGTGCTGACTACCGATTAAGAGCCGATGGACGCATTGAAATCAACGGGTTGGTATTTCGGTATGGCTCTATTGAATTGGAGGGCGTACAAATGCGTAAGAACGCTCCTTACGCTTATGATATTACGTTTTATGGATTGCTGGTTAACCTAACCGACATTTTCGGGGAGGACTACTTGTACGACCTTGAAGGGTTGTCGGATTACAACCACGACTACGACCAGCGACAGGTTTACAATGGACTTGTAGGCACGTTGCTTGACCCAGTGCGTTATCCGCTTATTTCAGCGAAGGACGTTTGGTTTTACGATTCAAACAATGGAAACCACGACCCGAATAACATTCACTTTCACAACGAAAACGAAACGCACGGCATTCAGTATTATGACCTAAAGCCAGCGATAACCATTGAGGCAATTATTGAGGCCATTGAAACAAAATACGGCATTACAATAAACCTTACCGGCGTTGAGAACTTTGAAAACCTGTATATGTGGTGTCACCGCCACGCTGGGTATATGTACAAGGATATTCCAACCGCAATGCGGTGGACGCAGGTTATAGCTCCCTCCCCGTACTCCGTAATTACTACCGACTGGTGGAATTATTCTACAAGCACGTTTACACCGCAGGGAATTACTGGCTCTGGGAATGTTTACGATATGCTTATTTCGATAGACGTTGGTGCTTATGCAAACGAATATACGATTGGTGTTTTTATTGACGGAGTCCTTTATGCACAGCAGGCACAAACCGGCTCTGCTGTTTTTGTTTTTTCGGAAATTCCAGTAACCAACAATTCAAATGTTTATTTTGCGTTTAAACAATCCACCAACGAAACCAGTAGTTGTACAGTTGACGAAGTAGCGATAGAATTATCCTTTTCGCCCAACACGCAATACGTTTCAGCATACAATTCCGGCGCACAAGCGGCTATTGGCGTTGTCGATATTCCTTCTTTGATGCCAGAGCAAAAGGTTACTGACTTTTTGGCTTCGCTTTGCAAAATGTTCAACTTGGTAATTATTCCAACGAGCGACACGGAGTTTGACCTTTTGCCTCTTGACGAATGGTATGGTGATGGCACGGACGTTGACCTATCGCAATACTTTGACATAACAGAAAGCCAAGTAGAACGCCCACAACTGTACAAGCAAATCAATTTCAAGTATAACGAAACAGGGGCAATTACAGGCGAAGAATACCGCCTTACTAACGACGTGGGTTATGGCGACCTTCGCTCCAACTTCGTTTTTGACACGGACGATGAGCTTGCGGTAGAGCCGCAGTTCGACCAGATGCTCTTTACTCGGCTTACCGACCAAGATACGAACGTATTAACAAACGTATTGGCGGGCTATGCAATAACACGAGAACTAGAAACCTATTTAGGGCAGCCGTTTTTGTTTTATATGACACCTGGATTTGACCTTATTACAGCTCCAGGTACTGCGGTAATTGGATTTGTAGATGAATCGGAAACAATCGTCCCAGGCGATAGCTGCGTTGCTATTGATGTGTTAAATTTTGCAAGCAGTTCAAGCGGCTATTCCAACGGAGCAAACGTAACGAGTACGAACTTCGGAGCAGACCTTGACCCGTACTTTCTGCAGTCGGTTAATAAGTCACTTTACAATGAATACTGGAGCGACTACATTACGGACTTGTACAACCCCAGCCGTAGATTAGTGCGGGTTCCTGCGATTTTGCCACTTGGCAAGATTCTAAACTTCGACCTAAAAAATAAGTTAACCTGGAACGGGCAGAGGTGGTTGGTTAACAACGTAAGTATAAACCTAACGACAGGACGAGCCGAGTTTGAGTTATTAAACAATGTATGAGGGATAGCTATTTAGGTTACTTGGTAGAGGTGCTTAACAACGAACCACTACTGGGCGTATCGCACGAAGTGGAAATTGCAAAAGGCACTTACAAGCTCACGGAAGACAAAATAGAGGAAAAACTGAAGATATGGCGGTTGTCGAAACTGTAAAGATTGAGGGCGATGGTTCTGGCTTGGAGGATAGCATTAAAGGGCTAAACAAAGAGGCGGGCAAACTCCGAGACACCATCGAGGAAGTAGGCAAGACCACTAAAACCGCCTTCGATAAAACCGAGAAATCCGTTGAGGGTGTTCAAAGGGAAGTTGAGAAGACCAACAGCTCTTTCAAGGAATTAGCCAATAGCGCAAAGAGTATCGCCCTTGTTTCGGTTGCCCTTGATACGGCTACGGAGGCATTTGCTGCCAACCAAGCCGTAGTCGATATTTTCAACACCGCCCTCGGAGCGGTTCAATTAACCGTCTCCAGAATCATTGATAGTTTCACCAAAGGCACGGCATTAAACTTGGGTACAGTTATTTCGGACGCTTCCGAGGTTGTGCAACTTGAAAAAGAAGCAGCAAGAGCAGCGGCCCAACGAACAGCGGTACAATTAGAATACCAGTTGCTAGCCGAGCAGGCAAGGCAGGTTCGTGACGACGAGCAAAAGAGCATTGAGGATAGAATAGAGGCCAATTCACTAGTTAGCGACATCCTAACCGAACAACTTGCAAAAGAGAAGGAATTGGTACAGGCATCTGTTGCTGCGGCAGAAGCGCAGTTTTCCAAGTTACCAAGCATTGAGAACGAGGTTGCCTTGATTCAAGCACGAACCGAATTGATAGATATTGAGGAGCGAGTTGCTGGCCAGCGATCGGAGTTCCTTATGAATCAAATGTCGCTAAACAGAGAGCAGCAGACGTACAACGAATTGCTCTTGAAGAATGGCGAAATAATCGAAGGTGAGCAATCCGTAATTATTCAATTTAGCGAGAATCGCAGAACGGCACTCGAAGACGAATATGCTGCCCAAACAAAAATTCTCGATATTGAAATTCAGATTGCCAAAGCTCGTCTTGATTCGGCCAAAGAAGGAACCGTTGCCCAGCAAGAGGCATACGATGCGTATTTACAATTAACAAGGGATAAGGGAGTATTAGACGCAGAGTACGCAAGGAATAGCAAGGAACTCGACAAGGAGGTTGCCTCTGCTCGCTTCCAAATGGCAAAGGATGGTTTGTCGGCCATTAGTCAACTATCTGCTGCGTTTGCTGGTGAGGACGAGGCCTCTAAAAAGAAGCAGTTTGAGTTCCAAAAAAAGCTATCCCTTGCTTCTGCGGTCGTTAGTGGTATTGAAGCCGTGCAGAACGCATACAAGACCGCACAAGCGTCTCCGTACACTATTGCCTTTCCTGCGTATCCATTTGTACAAGCGGGCCTTGCGGCAGCGTTTAGCGGAGCGCAAATTGCAGCAATCGCACGAAGCCAATTTGAATCGCCAGAAACAGGCAGTACCGACTACGGAGGTGGCTCGTCTGCCGCCCCTTCAGCATCAAGCGCACCGCAGTTTAACGTTGTAGGACGTAGCGGTATAAACCAGTTAGCAGAATCGGTGAATGCAGTAAACAATCGCCCCGTCCGTGCCTACGTGGTAGCGGGTGAGGTTACTTCACAACAGAACTTAAATAGACGCAGAGCAAGAACAGCAACATTCGGATAATGAAAGTAATTGAATTAGTTTTAGAGGACACGGAAGGGCTTAATGGTATCAATGCCATAAGCATCGTTGAGCATCCCGCTATTGAGGAGAACTTTATTACCCTGTCAAAGGAACACGAAGTACAGTTCGCCAAACAAGACGAGGAAAAGCGAATCCTTATGGGCGCAGCTTTAATTCCCAACAAGACCATCTACCGCAACCAAGGAGGGGAAGAGTTTTACGTTTACTTCTCAAAGGAGACGGTACGCAAGGCATCCGAACTATTCCTTATGCGTGGCTACCAAGGCAACACAACGCTCGAACACGCAGCGGAGCTTAATGGCTTGTCGGTTGTTGAATCGTGGATTATTGAAGACCCCAAAAAGGACAAGACGGCTATCTACGGAATGGAGTTGCCCGAAGGGACTTGGATGGTTTCTATGAAAGTCAATAACGAAGACGTTTGGGAGAACTACGTTAAAACAGGCCGTGTAAAGGGCTTCTCAATAGAGGGCTACTTTGTTGACAAGTTGCAAATGGAATCCCACTTGGAACGCATCGAGGAAGAAGAAGCCGAGTTCCTGCTTTCTAATATTATTGCCAAAATCAAAAAGGACGGCCGCCTAAAAAGCAAGAAGCGAATCGAAATGGAATCGTACAGCGACTACCCAGAGGCAGTTCGCAATAACGCAAAGCGTGGTATCGAGCTAAACGAGAAAGGCGGTAACAAATGCGCTACGCAAGTCGGCAAGATACGAGCGCAGCAACTCGCAGACGGAAAGCCAATAAGCGTAG